ATTCTGCGAAATAATTCGTCAAAACCAATTAATGCTGAATTATGAATTGTTCTAAAAGTAGTTAAGTCTTTAGCGTACATATTTTTCTCCTTAAAAGCAAGATTTAATTTCGACCCCCGAAGCAGGTCATTTTTCTACGAGAACCATTCTCGTAAAACTATTTAGCTAGCATTTACATCATCTGACCCAGAAGCTGTATGACCGCAAGAAGCAGCATCCCCAGCTCTACAAACTAAAATACCATTAACATATACTGACGACGAAGATCCCACCATTTTCGGGGAGTTGTGCGGAGAATTTCCATGGCCAGTTACTGCATCGCCTTTTCTAACAGCTGCAGCTCCATTAACAAATACATCACCGGATCCAGCAGCCAATTTACCTCCAGCTGAATCCGTACCTTTTCTAGTAACTCCAGGCATTATTTTTTAACTTTACCAATGTTATATTTACTAACCAAATTATATTCATCTTTTTCTTTATACGATAAAATTTTAATTTGGCTAATAGGAACTAATGGAGATTTACATTCATCTTCATGCCTAATTTCCAATAATTCCCAATCTCTTAAAAGATTTACAATAGTATTTCTTCTAGCAATATCATTTTCACTAATTTCATGAGATTTGTTATCTAGACCAAATAATTCTTTAAAATGGATAATTACATATCTACCTTGTTTATGTAAAATATGACATGATTGATATAAAGTTTTATCTTTTTTAGATAATACGCCAATTCTAGATAATGTTTCTTTAATTTTTAAAAAATTATTTTCATCAATAAATACCTCAACGCCATATCCATTAAAAATGTCACTCATTTTATAACTCCTGTTTTATCAACAACTTCCTTAATTTTATCAATTTGTTCAGGAGTAAGAATTCTTAATGCATCTTTAGCTTTTTCGGATGAATAACCAAAATACTCCTTAATTACCTGAATATCTTTTGATTCGCTTGCTTTATACCATTTTTGAAAAGGTCTTTTCTTAGCAACTAATATATTTAGGTAAAAATCATATTGCATTTTTTTATCTAAGCCAGAATACTGATTCATTTCATTTACATATAACAAACAATCATTATGTTGGCTTAATGCGCGATTTACAATATAAGGTTCATATTCTTTTTCGTTATCAGATGTAATAATAGATTTTTTATATTGAAGCAATGATGGTAAAACTTCTTTAAACAAATCCATAAATCACCTATTTGAATTCTAAGTCAACCATACATTCTGTAAAGAAAGCCATTAAATTAATCTCATGATCAATAACAAAAGCTGTTTGATATTGATAACGACCAATTAATAATACTAACTGTGGAATTGAATTCGGCTTTAAAATATCATACATTGAATCATACATCTTGCGATAAATTGTTTGACTATCGTTATCTAAGTTATCAACAACCCACTTTCTAACATCAGCAAATGATTTTTCTTTTAAACCTTTGATTAATGGTGTTAAATTTACATCAGAAACTTGTGATAATAAACCAGCATCAATAACACCACCCATTGCATAACGCTGAAGTTCGTTTAAGACTCTACGGTTATCTGGATAATATTTAGCAATAACCTGAGCTACAACTTCTTTGTTATATTCAACTTTTTCTTCATCTAAAATCCAACAAACTCGTTTAAAAAACTGAGCCATTAATTTCTGCTTATCATCTTTTGTAATCTTTACATCAACAACTGAACATCTTGAATGTAGCGGTTCAATAATACGATTTTTATAGTTACAAGTAAAGATAAATGAACAGTTACGAGAAAACTCTTCAATTGCATTACGAAGAGCTGGTTGCAGAGAATTAGCATTTAAATAATCTGCTTCATCAATAATAATTACTTTACGTCCGCCAGATAAACTAACTGAAGATGCATAATTTTTAATTTTACCACGAAGAACATCAATACCATTTTCGTCAGAACCATTAATGATAATATAGTCGCAATCCGTTTCTTTACATAAGGCTTTTGCTATAGTTGTTTTACCAACGCCAGCTGAACCAGCAATTAATAAATGAGGGATTTTGTTTTGAGTAACAAATTCTTGAAACGTTGATTTGATTGATTCAGGAAGAATACAATCTGAAATTTTTTCTGGTCTGTATTTTTCGCACCATAACATATGCTCGCGCATCATAATATAATCTCACAATAAAAATAATAAAAAGGGTGACCGAAGCCACCCAAAAATCAATTTAAGCTATATGACCTGATACAACACTTACATAAAGTTTAGCAAATTCTTTATCTTCAGTATTTTGTTCAGCAAAATTTTGTTTATGATACGTTTTAGCTAAACGATTAATAATTTTCTTTGGTAACTCAATTTGATCTTTAACGGCATCAACGATATCTTTAATTGCTTCTTTTTCGCGCTCAACTCTAGAAAAATGAACTGAAATTTCTTTTAATCCATCAGTAAGAATTTTTAATTGTTTATCATCAAGCGTACCAAATACAGTTTCTAAAGTTTCAGTCATAATATTATTCCTCTGTCAAAATTGATTTAATGCCATGTATTAATTCTTTTTTATCAACTTCTTCACTAATATAAGCATCTAATAAAGTAAATAAAAATATTTGTTTCATTTTATAACTTGACGTAGCTGGAATATAAGAATTCCAGTTATCTAACATTGTATTATTAAAATCACTCATATTTTATTTACCAAATGTTGAACTCGTTTCAATAGTAATCCAATATTTTAATTCAGCTGTAGTAGAAGTCCATGCTGAAATACCTTTACTGGAAATTTCAACCGAATAGGTATCTGGAATAACTTTTAAATTTTCAGCTTTAAATACCAATTTAAATACTTTACCTTCTGGATCAACATCTGCCATTTCTAATGAATTAACATGACTCGAATCATTTGCTTCATCAAAAGTAACCAAAGATACAGTAGTTCCATCAGATTCAACTGCTACATGAGGCGCACCAAGAACAGTTGCAGTTTTTAATACCCATTCAAAATCTTCTTTAGAGAATGTAAATTTAACATCCGGAGCTGGAACATTAGGAAGTTTTTCTGGCGGAACAACAATCATTGATTGATCAGCAACACGATATTTAATTTTACTACGACCACCGCGACCTTTAATAATAACATGTTTATCATCAAATTCTAGTTCTGGACCTTCTTTAAATAAAGAAGCAACTGATAAAAAGTTATTTAAGTCATAAATACCGAAATCTTGGGGAATTGTATCTGAGATAGTTGCAACAGATAAAATATTTTTACCTGGACTCATTGTTGAAACTGTAGAACCTTTTCTAAAGAAAATACCTTGATTAATGTGAGCAAAGTTTTTTAGAATAGCAGTTGTTTCTTGAGAAATTTTCATATTGTATATCACCTCATCGTTAAGAATCATTTTAAATATATTATAACTCGACTAAACTAAAAAGTCAAGTAATTTTTAAATTGGAGCAAGTATGGAGTCACGATCTCCATATTTTCGGGTGGAAGCCGAACGTGTAACCATCAACACTTTACTTGCATTAAATATTGTTCACATAATGAATATTTGGTGCCCCTCCTAGGATTTGAACCTAGAACCAACCGATTATGAGTCGGACGCTCTAACCATTGAGCTAAAGGGGCGAAATTACATTACTATTATATAACGTAAACGTGTATTAGTCAAGAATTATTTTTTCTGAACTTTTTTAAAGAAATTATCTAATTTTTTATCGCACTGTTTATTTGAATTTGTTAAAGATTCAACCTTTGCAGTTAAAGCAGTATAATCATCTTGTAACTTAGCTAAATCACTGGAACTAGCGCAACCTGTTACAAATAAACATAAACTAACTAAAAATAAAGTTTTCATAACTTCCTCTTATTAAATTAATTGGCGGGCAGGGAAAGATTCGAACTCTCATCTTTGTGTTTTGGAGGCACACGTTTTATCCAATTAAACTACCTACCCAATTTTATTTCTTAAACCCATTAGGGGTGACTAGTGGGACTTGAACCCACAAAATCTCGAATCACAATCGAGGACGTCTACCAATTCCGTCATAGTCACACCTAATGAGTCTTATTTGGCTCCCTAGGATGGGTTCGAACCACCGACCGGACGGTTAACAGCCGTCAGCTCTACCACTGAGCTACTAGGGAATATTTTAAGCATTTACAATTACATCTAATATTTTTAACTCTAATTCTTGTAGAGTTCCATCATTTTGAATTATATAATCAATATGAGGATTACTATACCATTCATATTCAGATTTATGAATATCTCTAGCTTCAGCATAAGCCACAAATACAGGT